GATCGCGGCGAACCTGGGCTCGGCGAAGGGGGCGGATGTCGACCCCGACGTGGAGCGGCTGCCGAAGGACATTCGCTGGGTCTACCAGCATCCTTACCTGGCCGCCCCTGGGAAGCCGAGCCCGGCATTGCAAGCTGCGGCGAAGGAGTATGAGGCGGATCATCCCTGCCCGAACAATGGAGCCCGCAGCCGTCTCAACTCGGTGACGCGAACGGCGAAGGCGGCCGACGAGTTCTTCAAGCACGTCGACAAGCTGCTGGTCGGTACGCGGCAGAAGCGGACGGGAGCTAGCGGCGGGGCTGGTCCGCGAGAGTCGGCGGAGGAAGAATCCATCGCCGACTTGGAGTCGCGTCTATTCGAGCAAATGAGCGAGCAAGCGATCGGGGAGAAAGCTGCCGTGGACGGTGACGACTTCGATTGAGCAGTTCCCCAGCGGCGAGGTCGTGCGGTTCGAGAAGGGCCGCGTTCATCCTCTGGTCGAAGCCCTCCCGCACTATCACCGCGTCCCGAAGGAGCCGGTCGCCCATCTTGAGTGGCGGCTGAAGCTGCGGAAGCTCGCCAGCGATAACCCGGAATACCAGAAGGTTCTCTGGAAGATGTGTGCGGAAGACCCGCTCTTCTTCATCAACGCCTTCTGTTGGATCGACGAGCCGCGCGAGGGCGAAGGCGAAGCGTCGGGCCTGATCCCCTTCAACACCTGGGAGCATCAAGACCCGGTGATCGCGGCGATGGCCCACTACGGCGGCCGTCGTCATTCGGTGATCGACAAGTCGCGGGCCCAAGGAGCAAGCTGGCTTTGCCTTTGCCTCTTCCTCTGGTGGTTCATCTTCCGGCCGCGAACGTACCTCGGCATGGCGTCGATCACGCGGGAAATGGCCGACGATCCCGACTCGCCGGAATCGCTTGGCTGGAAGTTCGACACGCTCTTGGACATGCTGCCGAAGTGGATGACGACGACGCCCGACGGCAAGTCGATCATCGAACGCAACGTCAGCAAGTCGACCTGGCGGAACAACAAGAACGGCTCGCGTCTCAAAGCCCACTCGGCGACCAAGGGCATTGGCCGCGGCGGTCGTTACTTCGCCTACCTCCTGGACGAAGCCGCGTTCTTTCTGCCGGGCAAAGACACCGAAGCCGTGCAAGGCTTGGCCGGCCCTGGCACGAACAACATCATCCTCGCGTCGACGCCCAACGGCTGCGAGACGGAACACAGTTACCGCCTCGACGATCCGCAAACCTGGCTGACGCATATCCTCGACTGGACCGACAACCCGGCCCAAAACAAGTGCCTCTACACGGTCGACAACGGGAAGGTGATCAAGCTCGACGATCACCCGTTCCCGCCGGGCTATCATCCGGTTAAAGACCTCCTCTTCCCCAAGCGGTCGCCGTGGTTCGACCGGAAGTGCGCGGACGCCCGTAACAACTTCATCTACATCAACCGCGAGTACAATCGCGATCGCGGCGGCTCCCGCTCGCGGCCGTTCGACAAGGCGTCGCTCGATCGAGCCCGCCCGTCATGCCGCACGCCGTTCAAGATGGGCGAGCTTCGCATCGACGAGTTCGACCCCGGCGACGCGCAGTTCATCCCCGGCGGTCGCAACGCCTGGCTGCTCTGGATCGACTTGGTTCGCGGGTTGCCGCCGGCCGACCAATACGTCTTCGGCGTCGATACCGCGTCGGGCGCCGGCGGCGATTGGAGCAGTAATTCCGTCCTGTCGATCTGGAATTTGGCCGGCGTCCAGTGTGCGTCGTTCGCTCGGCACGATATCTTCCCGGCGGATTTTGCTCGCCTGACGTTCGCCGCCTGGAAGTGGTTTACCCGCGACCACCGCAAGCCGCTCATCGTGCCGGAAGCGAATGCCGGCGGCGGCCAAACGCTCATCAAGGTGCTGGTCGAGCTTGGCTGCACGCGCATTTACGAGCCGCCCAAGCGAGCGGATCGCAACAACGGAATCAGGGCGAAGAAGTACGGTTTCTTCAACAGCGACCGCGAGGCGACACTGGGACCGCTGATCACCGAACTGGCCGCCGGCACGATCACGCCGCGCGACGCGAAGCTGCTGGACGAAGCGGGCGAATACATCTATGGTCGAGACGGCAAGGTCGTTCACCCCAAGGCCCAAATCTCAGAGGACGGAGCGTCGCGAGGATTGAATCACGGCGACCGGGCGATCGCCGCCGCGCTGGCCATCCGCGGCATCAAGTCGCTCAACGGGCTGAAGCCGATCGTCCTGCCGAAGAAAGTGTCCGCCGCTGATTACGCCGCCCTGCGACGAGCGCCCGACGGAAGCCTCGGCCACCGCATCCTCGCCGCCCGTGACGCCGAACGAGAACGCCGCCGATCCTCATTCGAGTTCTAAGGAACCGCCGCCATGACGCTCATTGCCGACCCGCATATCTCCGGCCACAGCCTCCTGTACCGCATCAACCACGGCAAAAAGTCGATCTATTGCGGCAAAAACATCGACGAAGCGGCGAAGAAGTTCTACGAAGCCGAGCTTGAGGGGACGGAGGACGAGCCCGTCGAATGGTGGATCATTACCGTCTGCAAAGATCCGTTGGTAGCAGTCGGCAAGAAGCTCGCCCGCAAGTCGCCCGGCGGAGAATGCTTGACAGCCAGGCGAGACGACACCTAGAATCCTCGCAATCGGGGAACACGGTCAACGTGTTCAATGGTCGCCTCTCGCAAGACGCAGTATTCTCGCGTCTGCAAAGCCCTGCCTCACCACTTCGAGCGTTTGCGCAAAGTGCGCGAACTGCGCGCGAAGCTGCTGGCAAAAGACGCAGGGAGCGATTATCCCGGCCTCGACGGGGTAATCTACGGCGACGTTATCAACCTCGCCCAGCAGGCCCGCCTCGCCGCTGAACTGTCGCTGGCCGCGACGACGCCGCGATTCGCCGCGGTGACGCACAGCTACTCCCGCGAGGCCCGCGCGTTCGCCGAGAAGTTTGGCCGCGCGATGAACAAGTACATGCCGCGGATCGGCATGAAGTCGTCGCTTCGAACGATCGTCGGCGAGGGCTACATTTCGCTCGGCATCGGCAAAACCTTCCTGGCCGATTCGCTGCCGATCGCGATCGAGCAGGACGTGAACATCATCCCCGGCAAGCCGTTCTTCGCGCCGCGGAACGTCGACCACTTCGTCTGGGACCAGGACGCGACCGACTTCCGCTACTGCACGATCTTCGCTGATCGCTACCGCGCGACGTGGGAAATGGTCGCCAGCGACAAGCGAATCCCGGCGAATCTCCGCAACAAAATCTTCAAGGCCGGCCCCGACTCGATGCCCGACAGCGCGGAGTCGGAAGTCCAGTTCAACCAGAAGTACGACTACAGCAGCGAAACGTCGGTCGCCCCCTGGTCCTACCTGGCCGACGTCTACCTGCCGGAAGAGCGGTTGATCCAAACCTACGCCGTCGGCGACGACTTTGGGCCGACCTACGACGAGCCGCTGTTCGAGATTGAATGGACCGGCCGCCCGCTCGGCCCGTATCACTTCTTCAACCTCGGCCCGACCCCGGCCGGCACGATCCCGTCGTCCCCCGCGCAGAACGTCGTCAACCTGCACAACTTCTCGAACACGCTCTTCCGCAAGCTGCGGGACCAAGCGGAGCGATCGAAGCAGTTGACCGTCAGCCGCTCCGGCGACGAAGACGACGCGGAGATCGTTCGCGCGGCGAAGGACGGACACCATATCACGCTCAACGACCCCGAGTCGATCAAGGAACTCAAGCTCGAAGGCATCGACCAGCAGATCTACTCGATGCTGATGACGACGATCGCGATGTTCGATCGGGCTGGCGGCAACGTCCAAGCCCGGCTCGGCACCGGCCCGGCGGCGGATACGGCCAAACAAGAGGCGATTATCAGCGGCCAGGTCGATCGGCTCGAAGGCCACTTCCAGTCGCAGTTCGTCGACTTCCTCACCGACGTTGGCCGCGAACTCGGCTCCATGCTCTACGAAGATGCGGCGACCGAAATCCCCATGTCGAACGAGATCGGCGATACGGGCATCTACGTCCCCGACGATTGGCGAGGCGCGTACGAAGAGGGAGCCCGGTTCGGCAGCTTCGATATCTACGAGATCAACCCGATCCCGTTCTCTGGATCGTATCGACCGCCGGCCCAACGGATGGCCGAAATCGACGCGATCGTCCAGCAACTCATGCCGCTGGAACCGCTGCTCAACCAGCGCGGCAAGGCGCTGAACGTCGACCGCTACTTGCAACTCAAGGCCGAATACGGCGACCTGCCGGAACTCACCTACCTCTACGAAGAGATCGAGCCGCCCGCCGACAACGCCGAGCCCGCCGGACTCCTGGCCGACGCGAAGCAGCGTCAATACACGC